TCCGGAAACATAGATGTTGATGGAACTGCTAACTTAGACAACACAGACATTGATGGTACGCTTAATACTTCAGGTGTTGTTACTTGTCAAACTTCAGCAAACATTTCTCAAGTAGCTATTAGTTCAAGTTCTAATGCAACAGCTTGGGATGCTGCAGCAGCAGCTAATGCTTATTATGCTACAAGTGAAAATACAACTATATCTGCACCAAGTAATGCAACAGAAGGAGCTATTATTAGTATTGAGATAGCTCAAGGTGGTACAGCTAGAACAGTTGCTTGGAATACAGTTTTTGAATTTGCAGCTTCTACAGCTCCAACAGTAACTGCCACAGCAAACAAAACAGATATCTTTAGCTTTCGATACAACGGTAGCGTTTGGCAAGAAATAGGCAGAGTTCAAAACATGGCACAAACCTAATAATTTATGGAAGTATTACAACGTACAGCTAATAGAGGTAGTGTATCTACAGGTCCTTATCAGATTGATAACTCTTTGAAGTTTGAAGCTGATAATAGTGAATATTTAAAATGGACTAACATAAGCAGTTATGCTACATCTGCTAGAAAAAAGACTTTTAGTTTTAGTGTTTGGTTTAAAATAAGTGAGCTTGGAGTTCAAAGAACTATTTGGTCTACAGCTGCTAATGGATATCTTTTACTACAGACAGATGGTCAATTAAAATGGCAACAAAGCTATGGTGGAGTAGTAAAAACTTTAAACACTAATAGACTTTTTAGAGATACGAGTGCTTGGTACAATGTCATTATTGCAGTTGATTCAACACAATCTACAGAAGCTAATAGAGTAAGACTGTATGTTAATGGAGTAGAAGAAACATCTTTAACTTCAACAACTTATCCAAGTCAAAACGCAGAAGCAGAAAATGTTTATGAAAATCATCATTCTTTAGGTGCTTATAATAGTAGTTCAATTTTTTGGTCTGGTTATATGGCAAATGTAGCTTTTATATCTGATGCACAAATAACACCATCTGATGTTGGTGAGTTTGATGACGATACAGGTATATGGATTCCAAAAGCATATAGTGGTGGGAGTGCACCTAGTTATTTTTTAGAATTTCAAGATAGTTCTGATTTAGGTACTGCAACAGGATTAGATGCAGACACATTAAATAACATAGCAGCAGCCGACCAGTCTACAGATACTCCGACCAATAATTTTTGTACGCTTAATCCTTTGGTTAATTTTAAATACACAAAAAGTAATGCAACAGACGGAGTCAATGGAATTACTGAGGGTAATACAACCTTTGGTGATAATACAGGTGGTGGTGTTGGTGGTGCTTTTGGAACTATGGCAGTAACAGCAGGTAAATGGTATTGGGAAGTTAAACTTACTCAACAAAACGCACACTATATAGGAGTAAGTGCTGTTGATGATGGTGATAATGTTACAGCTTCATCAGACCCACAACAAGAAAACTCAACTTTTAGATTTAATATAAGTGCAGCAAGAATTGAATACTTTGATAGTGGAAGTAATACCAATGGTTCAAATGATGCCTTCTCAGACTTTCACTCAGCAGGAGATATTATAGGCATAGCATTAAATATGGATGATAATCAAATTAGCATTTATGGTAATGGCACACTACAAAGTGGTGTTGCTAATACTTCTATATATGATGCAGCAGATAAAATGGTAGTGCCTTTTCATGGAACTATTAACGATGAATGTCAATATAACTTTGGTGGCTATTCAGCATGGACACCATCAAGTGCAGCAAGTGATGCCAATGGCTACGGAACTTTTGAATACGCACCACCTACAGGCTACTACGCCTTATGCACTAAAAACTTAGCGGAGTACGGATAAATGGCTTATACAACAATAGACGACCCATCAGCACACTTTCAGACTGCTATTTGGACTGGAAACGCAACAGCTAGGAATATTACAAATGATGGCAATAGTGATTTGCAACCCGATTTTATTTGGATGAAATGTCGTGATTCAAATACTGCACATATATGGCAACTCTCAAACTTAGGTGTTACAAAATATTTTAGATGTAATGTAACATCAGAAATAGGTACTGCTAGTTCTTTAATAAGTTCATTTAATACAGATGGATTTGGTATAACAAATAATAGTAGTAATAATGTAGATAGTGAAAAAAATGTCGCATGGCAATGGAAAGCTAACGGAAATTCTACCAGTTCTAATTCAGATGGAGACATTACTTCAACAATACAAACAAATTCTACTGCAGGTTTTACTATGGGAACTTACACAGGTAATGGTTCAGATAACCAAACAATAGGACATGGACTTGGAGCAAAACCTAATTGGATAATAGTAAAAAGAAAAGATACTGCTGCAGCGTGGCTTGTTTGGCATGAAAAAAATTCAGCTAATCATGTAATGAGGTTCTATACTAATGGTGAAACTGATAGTGCATCAGGCAGGGTTAGTGCAAGAGCTAGTAACAGTAGAGGTACTTCAAGTATTTTTACTGTATTTCAAGGTTCAAGTGCTTATGATAATTGCAATATAAATGGTGACGAGTATATTTTTTGGGCTTGGACAGAAAAACAAGGCTACAGCAAGTTTGGCAAATATACTGGAAATGGGGATGTAAATGGTCCATTCGTGTATACAGGTTTCAAACCTGCTTGGATTATGCTTAAAAATAGAGATGCTACTGAGTCTTGGGTAACTTATGATACTAAGAGAAGCCCATTTAATATAGCAGATAAGAAAATATCAGCCGATACAAGTTCTCCTGAAAATGGTAATGGTACAATTGGTGGTGCTGGTAATAATGATATAGATATACTTTCTAATGGGTTTAAGCTACAGAAAAACAACGCAGCTACAAATGGAAATAACAAAGTAATACTCTACATGGCATTTGCAGAAAATCCATTTGTAACATCAACAGAAATCCCAACAACAGCGAGGTAATTATGTGGGCATTAGTAGAATCAGGAAGTGTAAGCAAGGTTTTTACACAACCTAAACAATTAACAATAGGAGATGTACAATATCCTAGCAACATTTTTATGCTTTGGACTAGCTCTGAGCTAGAGTCCATAGGTGTTTATCAAGTAGTGCAAGATGACACTAATTACAAAAACCCTGAATACTATAATAATACAGATCAGTCTTTTGCATTTGGTAGTGATAAAGTAACAGCCACCTATGGTACAGCTACAGCTAAAGACTTAGCAGATTCAGGCTCAGGTGATACTTTAGTTAGAGGTTTAAAGTATATTCACTCACAAACAATAGATAATCAAGCCTATAGTTTATTACAACCTAATGATTGGATGGTAGTCAAAGCTACTGAGACAAGCGGTACAGTTGCAAGTGATTGGACTACTTATAGAGCAGGAGTTAGAACAGCAGCTAATGATATGAAAACAAAAATAAATGCAGTATCAGATGTAGATGCACTCGCAGCATTATATGTATATAACGATGCTGATCCACCAGTAAGACCATTAGGAGAGTTTCCTGATGCACCAACATCATGATTGAAATTTTAGCTATATTTATAGTTGCAAGTATTTTTGTTTATTTAAGTTAGGAGAAAATTATGTGGAAAAAAGTTAAAGACTGGTTTATGAGTGGCTATGAAAGAGTTAGAGCTAGGGATAAAAAAGGTAGATATATTAAAGATGATCCTAAAACTAAAA